AGCCTGCAACGACCTTCAGCTGGTCTTGTTCGAGGACACGGCTGTAGATCGCACGGACAACTCGGGCTGGTTGCTAGCATCCAGTCAGATGGCCAACATATGCGCTGTGATGTCGTTCTCGAACTCGGCCAAGATCAACGTCAACGGCAGCCCAACCGCTCTTTACGTCTACTATTCGAGCCCTTCTATCGTGGGTGGCATTCCATCGGAATACACGGCTGGTGACGGTGTCGCCTACCAAACAACCGATGGAGCAGTGAAAGGCAACTTGATCACCAAGGCTTCGTTCACTCCCTCGGCATCAACCAAGTTCTGCGTTCGTCTGAACTTCCTGCGCAACTGATGAACTACCAAGCAACACGAAACCCAGACGGCACGTTGGTCATCCACGGAGTGCCGATCTTTGTCGAATGCGAGCGCGGCGGACACGCCTTTGATGGCGAATGGATTGCGGCAGCTGTTCGCAAGGCCAAGCAAGCAGAGTCCGAAGGCTACTTGCCGCCGCTTCATGTCAGGCACCACGAAGACGGACCGTCTGACTCAGTCAGAGCTGCCGGATACTTTCGGATCGTGGGCACGCAAGCCATCACGTTCAAGGGCACGCGTCGCACGGCGGTCATGGCTGATCTGACGATCACTGATGCCCAAGTCAGCGAAGACGTGCTGGCCAAGCGGCTGCCCTATCGTTCAGTCGAAATCTTCAACGTGGAACAGCCGGCCTTGGATTCGCTGGCATTGCTCGATCACGAGGCTCCGTATCTAGAGCTGCCGATGCTGATGGTTGCCGACGTGCAGGACCATAACGGCGCAACGGTGGTCGACACGCACACGCCCGGCGACCAAGGGCTAAGGGTTGCAAGTGCGACATTCTCTAACCCGTGGCTCAAGCACGCATCACAGAGCACGGATCCTGTGGTAGCGTGCTTTCGTAGAGGCTCAAGCGCCCACGTTCTGATGCAAGGCATTCACAACATGAACACTGAAGAGATGACGCAGTTGAACTTTGAGGACGCGGCCGAGGGCAAGCCGAACGCTGACAAGTCCAAGGACAAGGGGACCGACATGATGGAGGAACCCACCGGGCCAGATGTCGGCGCTCTAGTCAAGGCTATTGAAGATGGCTCAATCAGCGTGGCTGACATGGACGCGATCCTGGCTGCCATTCAAACCCAGCGCGGCAGCGGCGAGGTTGAGACGAAAACCGAAGCCGAATCGATGCCAGCGCCAGCAGCTGCTCCGGGTGCTGAAGCTATGTCGAAGGACGTGAGCGAAGAAGTGGCCCGGTTGCAGGGCCGTCTTGCTGCACAGGAAGCCAAGCTGCGCGAGCGTGACGCGGCAGACCAGCGCCGCGAAGCTGTCGGAGCTGCCATGAATCGGCTGTCGAGCCGTGGCCTGGGTGCCGATCTGGAGCAGCGGTTGGTCAAGTTCCACAAGGACAACGGCGCAAAAGCGTTCGACGCTTTCGTGGACGAGATGCACAAGTGCATTGCCGAAATCCCTGAGTCAGACGCGACCATGGCTGCGTTCATGTCGCAGACCTCCAAAGTTCCGCAGGTCGCGCTGAAGTATCAAAGCCAAGGCACCGACGCGGTAGACAACGCTGCACGCTTTGCTCGTGAGTGGAAGGACCTGCACGAGCGCGGACACATTCGCATGTCGGAAGAGCGTTACGTTGACCTCAACATGAACAAGAACTAATCCAATGGCTGCTATCACTTCGAGCGTTACCCACGAAACCAGCCCACGCGCTGGCCGTGCTTCCTATGTTGTCAGCAATGGCGTCACGATTCCGGCCGGCGCACTGGTCGCTCTTGGCGCTGGTGGCTACCTGACGAACCTCACGGATACCCTAGGGTATGAGTTTGTCGGCATTGCACTGGAGACTGTTACCGGTAACACGAGCGTGTCGCCGGCAGTCGAGTGCCGCGTCAACATTGAAGGATTGACCTTGAAAGGCGTGGCAGTGGCTTCGCTGGCTCAAGCCAACGTGGGCGATCTGGTCTACTGCGAGAGCAACAATGTTGCTGACATGGACCTGACCGCATCAACCAACCTCGACGCCGTTGGCTACGTTTCCCGTTTCATTTCCGCAGGCTTGGGTGACGTTACCCTGTTTACGCCTGCCGAACATCTTGGTCTGTAGTAGAGGAGACCGATGAGCACTGTCATTGCAAGCAATGTATTGGCAAACGGTCTTCGGACTGAGTTCGCCGACACCTACAGCGCAATCCAAGCGCGGCAAGCCGATAGCCGTCTGGCTATGGTGATGGACCTCAACATCTCGGCAACCAACCGGGAGCACGAGTTTGCCTACTTTGAAGCCGCACCGCACATGGAATACTGGCGGCGTGGCGATGCCATTCCGCAAGATGCCATGGACTCTGTGCAGTTCACGGTGCCTGTCTACACATGGGCGCGGCGGGTGGCTTGGCACAAGGAAGACCGCAAGGACGATCAGACGCAGTCGCTGATGGATGTTGCTCGCATGGCTGGCCAGAGCGCCGCTTTGCTGCCGCAGCGTTTCTTCTTCGATCTGTTGTCGGCGTCGGCTACCACTCTGCCGGCAATCCCGTTGGCACCTGACGGTGCTACGATGTTCGCGACCACTGCTGGCGGTTCCAACCGCTTCGGTGTTTCCAGCGGCAACCTGCTGTCTGGGTCTGGTGTGGCTTCGGCTAGCGCCATCCTGAGCGACTACTACAACAGCCTCGAACAGTTCAAGCTGTTTCAAGATGGCAAGGGGCAGCCGCTCTTTGCTGACGATGTCGTTGATGGTGGCACAGTCATCATCTACGCGGCCGAGAATACCGAAGCCTTCGAAGAGGCGTTCTTGCAGAAGCGGCAGGGATTGGACCTTGGCAGCGGTGCTGGGTCTACGCCCAGCAACATCGTGCAGGACGCTTCGCGAGATGTAACCTTGTGGGGCTCCTCGCGGCTGTCTGGCAACGACTTCTACGTGTTCCTGAAGAACAGCCCGAAGAAGCCAACTTTCATGCTGGACCGCGAAGGCATCCGTGAATACTCGTCGCTTGAAGGCGACAACAACGGCGACCACACGCGCAGCACTGGAGAGGAATACGTCCAGTGGGAGCGGCGAGCTGGTGCTGGCATCGCGCTGCCCTACGGCGCGATCAAGGTCGATAACTAGCAGCGATAAGCTGAGAGTGAGAGGGTGAGCCGTCGTCTTCGGGCGGCGGCTTTTTTGTTAGGTCATGAACGAGAGATGAACTCGATGACGAACGAAGAGCAGAACGAACTTTCCAAGGCTAGCAAGTCTGGCCTTGCATCCATTCCCCCGGCCGCAGCCAAGATCACGGCCGAATCGCTGGTGCCCGATTGGGGCGACCACGCGCTGGCTGGCCTTGCGCAGACGTTCACCTATTGGGTGGGCGTGATTCCATCTTGCCCGGTCGAGTCGATTGATCTGGCGGGCATCGCCTTCCCCAAGATGAACGAGCTGCTCGTGCCTGACCCGCTGCGAACCAACGTCAAGCGCCGCGTGCCGGTCATTGGCAGTATCGTGCGCTTAACCTATGAGCACATCCAACGGATGCGCGAACGTCTGCCCCGGACCATCGTGCGGCTTTACGATGGCGGGCAGGAGCAGGAGCCGGGAACTGGTCAGAACGTCGGTGACAACCACGTTCGACCAAAGCGAGGCCAACTGATCACGATTCCGAGTCCAGAGCTTGTAGAAGCGCGGCGATCTCGTGGCAAGCCGATCAGACTCTACAGTCGCCAGCCAAACGACGTTCCTGCCGCCAACTACATGTTCGCAATCTTGTGCAAGGACCAAGAACGCGGAGAGCGGTCGGAGCACTACCCCGACACGTTGAACGTGACCGGCATTGATTGGCCGGGCAACCTCGAAGGACAACCATGAGCGGACAGCCAACAGAAGCCGAGATCCAAGCCCAGTGGAAGGCGTCGGTCGACATCTTGGAAAACATGAGGGATCTGGCCGATAACACGATGGCCGGCCCGGGCAACAAGCTGGACTCGTTGCTGACGCAACTGGAGGGCGAATACACGCCCTACGACAGCAGCGCGGCCGTGCAAGCGACCTATCAAACGCTATCAACAGCTATCAGCCCGGCTACGGCTTTGGCGTATCTGCGCCCGATCGTGTTCGAGTATGGCAACTGGCTGTCCGCCAATGGCTACTACGGCGGCGCATACACATCGGCTGCGGTCTTGTTCAACGCTCTGTTCGAGTACATGTCTGAGAACAGCGTGACGGTTCAGACGCGAGCGATCACTTTTGCCAGTCCGGTCTATGCCGGAGGGAACACTGGCAATGGTGCCTTGCATCGGCTGACCGTAGACAAGTATGGGAACCCGATGGAGGCTTGCCACGTAGAGGA